GTCCTCCAGACGCTCCAGGAGCTCGGCGGGGACGAATGGTTTCATGAGTGCGATCGTCGAGCGCAGGTGAACGATCTCGTCGGCGGCATCGCCGAACAGCGGTTCATCAACTGCATCCCAGCGTTCGTGGAGACGCTGTTTGTAGCGGAGGCGGGGCACGATGTCGTCAGTCATCGAAGCCTCCGAGGTTCAGCTGGACAAGCGTGTCGGCGGTCGTTTTCGTCATCGCGGACGGTGGCACTTCGAGACTGTTGAGACAGTACGCGCACTCGTAGAGCGCTCGGCGCAGCTGGGCGCGTTCGAGGCGGAGACGCTCGATCGCGTTCGCCTGAGCGGTGATGTATGCGGCGGCCTTGTCCATCACCTCGCCCGCTTCTCTTGCTGCTTTCTCGATGTCGTCGGTCATCGGATAATCCTCTCTATTCGGTTTTCCGGACACGGTAGCGGATGGGTGTCTCGGAGTGGTGCATCCGCGATCGCTCGCGTTCGGTCGTGCCGCCCCAGATGCCGGGGAGGCTTCGATCGGGGAAGCTCATCGCATACGCGAGACAGGCTTCGCGGACGGGGCAGGAGCGGCAGACCTTGATCGCCTGCTTCGCGTTCGCTGCACCCTGTCGCCCAGGTTGCGGGAAGAACAGATCGGTCGGGAGATCCTGGCAATCTGCGTCGACCATCCAGTCGGGCGCGTCGACGTTCAGCATGAGCGGGACCACGGTTCCCATCCGCATCCGTGGTGGTGGTCATGCCAGCGCCAGATCTCCAGTCCCATCGCGAGATTCAGGCGCGGGTCGAGCACCTGTTCCCACGGGCCGAAGTATCGCTCGAATTCGTCTCGCCACACTGCGTTCAGCTGGAGGAGCCCGTGATCGGGCGAGCTCTGGTTGATGATCCCAGCCTGACAGCGGGACTCGGACCAGATTTCCTCCAGGAGGTTCTGGAGCTCCTCCGGGGGCCAGCCGACCTCCAGCGCAAGAATCGCCCATTCCTGGCAGGGGACAGACGGGTCGAGCGCCAGCTGATCGAGGTCGGCCTGCATCGCGTCATGCGCGGAGGTGGTGCTGGTCGTTGACGCGGCGATCGTGGTCGTCGGTGTCGAGGGGACTGGGGTAATGACGACGGTCCGCGGGACGGGTTCGGTGATGACTGCGGGCGAGGTCTGCGGCGGCGGATCGGTGATCCGTCCGAGGATCTCGTTCCCGGCGATGAGAGTCATCAGGCCCATCGCCGCCATAACGGCGAGGCTGGTGAGTCGGTGGTTCATGGTTCCTCCAGAGGTCGGCTGACAGGTCGCCGACGGTCTACCGGATTCGAGCGGGGAACGGGTGGATTACCCGAACAGGGCTCTCCAGGTGACCGGGCCGACGATCCCGTCGGGCTTGAGATGGTTCCGCTCTTGAAACAGGCGGATCCGCTGTTCTGTTTTCGGGCCGAACTTGCCGTCGACGGTCATCTCCAGGTGCTCTTGGATGAGCTTGACAGCGTGACCGGTCGATCCTCGCTTTAGAGGCTTCCCGGGATACTTCGGCGGTGTTGGGGCGCTCGATGCGCCAGAGGCGCTCTGAGAGCCTCCTGTGAGCCTCTGCGCGATCGGTGTGATGTCCGCCCAGCGTTCAGGATGGACCTCGACATGGATCCAATCGTTCCCGGCTCCGGGACTCTTGTTCACCCAGCCTCGACCGGCCTCCCAGTAGCGGGTCCGCTGGTACTGGTGGATCCGCTGGATCCCGAGCTCTGCGGAGTGCTCGATGAGCCAGGGCAGGATCTCCGCTTCAAGCACTTCGAGTCCGGGGCCTCCGTGGCGGATGCCGTAGCCCGCGTCGAGAGCTGCGCCGAACGCGTGAGAGCTCCACGCTGTCCCGCCTCGAACCGGGCGGACCGTGTAGATCCCGAGATTCTTCAGGCCCCAGCGGGCGCGAAGTTCGGCGGCGATCAGGAGCAGGTTCGGCGACGCGGCGGTGAACGGTGCGCCAGGGATGCGACCACGGTTCCACGAGACGAACGACGACGCGACGGTCATAGGGTCTCCGCGAACGAGGTCAGGATCGTCACAGTGTGCGACCCGGATCCGACGACGCACCACAGCTCCTCGTTCGGCGGGATCTCGATCGTGAAGTTCGTGTTATTCGAGATGACGAGACCGTTCGCGGTCGTGACATCTGCGCCGCCGATGTACATGTCGTTTCCGCCTGGGCGGATCACGACGGTCCGCGTCTCGTTCACTGCTTTCGAGACGATCTTCACGGCGGTCGCGGTAACGGTAGTGGTCGTCGAGATCATGATTCAGGCTCCTCGGGCTTGTCTTTGTCTTTCAGTCCGTTCGAGGCCAGTACTCCCGAAAGGGCTCCGGTCATGAACAGGACGAGCGGGTTCAGGGTGGCCCAGGCGGACTCGTCGTTCGGGGACACTTCGAGAGGCTGGACGACGAATAGCAGACCGTACAGAAGAGCTCCGACGCTCATCATGAACGTGAGTCCGAGACAGATCCCGATCGCGAGGATGAGTCGGGCCTTGATCTCCGAGTTCGAGTAGCGCTTCACGGGGTGGTCGCTCCTGTGTGTGTGTCGCATCGAGGCGCGGATGGGAGTGTCTGGCAGTTGTCGCGGGTGCGGTCGTTACATCCTGCGACGACCCAGATCGCGAGGGCGGCGAGGACGACGATCAGGACGGAGAGGGATCTCACGGGCGCTCCGGGAACGTGACAGTCGGGGCCGGTGTCCAGCTGGAGGGGAAGTCGCGGAGGGCCTGCCGGTATTTGGCCCATGCGGCGCGGTCGACGGGAGCGTCTGGGAGCTGTGTCCAGTCGGACTCTGCGAGGAGCCGGTCGCGATAGTGGCGCATCCGAGCCGTCAATACGTCGGCATTGTCCGTCGGGCCGAGTAAGAGGTTTAGGTCAATTTCCATTATGCCGCCTCGTAAATGAAGAATCCGGTAATGCGAGCGTTGTTCCCGCCCGGGTATCCCGCGCCGGTGATGTTTAGCAATAGGACGCTTGTAGTGCCACCCTCGCGGACAGTATGCGAAACGCCGCTAATGTTTGTTTCCGTTCCAAACCCGATAGCACCGGTTCCATTACCTAACGGGGTAACGCTCGTGATCGGTTTCGTGATCGTGATCCATGTACCGCCGGTTCCGTTGTTCAGGATTTGGATGTCGTATTGGACGACTACGAGTTTATTGATTCGCGAGTATTTCCCGAGTCGAGCCGTGAACGACGTAATTGTCCCGCTTTGAGATGTGACGGTAGGCGTGTAGGTCTCCCACGCGGCCCCGATCGTGTTTAGGGTTGCCGCTGTGAGCACCTGTCCCGATGTCGTTCCTGCTGTCCACTGTGTAGCCATTAGTTCACCATCCGAGTCTGTCTGTGTTGAGAATACCGAACGTCGACGAGTTGAGCGTGAACAGGTCGTAGAGGATCTCCGGGGACATCGAGACGCTGATCTCGGTCCGGCCCGGGATCGCGGACACTGTGTAGCCCTCGATCACCATGTCGACCTGCGAGAGCGATCCGCCCGGAGGCGTGTAGACGACCGTGACCCACTTCCCGCACATCCCAGAAAGCTCGTTTAGGAACGCGCCCATCTTTACGTCCGTCTGCGTCGAGTCGTTGAACCGGAGATCCATGTAGACCTGAGAGTCGTCCGACAGGACCGCCGCGAAGTAGTCGGTCTGGGCTTGTTGCTGGGTGACCGTGTTGAACAGGACCTGTCGGTTGTAGTTCCGTTCATAGTTGCCGGTCGCGACCGCCTGAGTCGAACCGGCGACGGTCGAGGTCAGGTTCACGACGTTCGGATAGTTCGCGTTCGGATACTTTCGCGTGAGCGAGTCGTAGCGGACTCCGACGCTCCCGTCTGGGTTGAAGTTGAACAGGGCCGCGCCTGGTGCGGCGGAGGTGCGAAACTCAATCGTCGCCCCGTCGTAGTAGTAGGTCGAGTTCTCGGTCTGGAGGAGCTCGACGATTCGCTGTCCGATGGTCGTCGGATCGAACGCGTCCGAGACGGTGGCGCGACCGTCCACCTCGACGGGCGGAGGGTAGGGCGGGACGAACGGATAGACCTCGTTCGCGAGCTTGATCGCCTGCCTGATCGCGTTCGTCGTCCCGATGATCGGGTCGTCGTTCACATAGAACAGGGACAGCATCCCGAGCGCGTCTGTGCCTGTGATGGTGGCGGTGTCGGCGTTCGCTGCGATCTCGTCCTGGAACGTCACCTCGACAACGTAGAAGTACATCGAGATCGCGGACAGGTCGTTCGTGATGACGATCTGGTCGCCCTGGGACAGAGCTGCCGCTTGTCCGGTCTGGTTCCGGACGGTGAGCGTGACACTGTTTCCGGACGGGGTGTCGAACCAGGAGGAGCGTCCCGCGTTGAACGAGAGCGACTGGGTGATCGTGGTGAAGCTTGTCCCGCCGATCGAGACTGACCAGTTGATGCGGGCCACGGATTATCCGATCGCGTTCGCTGGGAGACGGTTGTTCAGTCGGACGTACTGCTGGAGGGCGGCGACGACTGCGTTCGGGTCGGCGGAGGTTACGGTGATATTGATCGTGTTTCCGCCCATCATCCCGCCGCGGTCGAGCGGGATCACGGCCTCGGGGCCGCGTTCGCCGATCATCGCGAGCGTCGGGCCGGTGACGATTCCGCCCTCGGCGAGCATCGGAATGTCCGGTACGTCGAAGCCTTTTCCGCCGATACCGGGAACCCAGCCGGGAATCTTGAACGAGAGCTTTCCGATCGTGTTATTCCAGATGGAGGCGACCGCGTTAAACACTGTCTTAAACGCGCCGTAGATCGCGTCGATGTACTTCCGGACTCCCGTGTACCAGACGCTGACGACGTTCCCGATGAATCCGAACGCGGTCCCGGCGATGCTCTTGATGTTGTCGAACACGATCTTGACGTACTCCCACCAGACGCGGAACGCGCCCTTGAGAAACTCGATCGTCTTGCCGAAGATGTCAAACTTTGCCTGGAGGGCGATCAGGGCGGCGACGATGCCGAGGATGATGACCGCGCCTGTCGCGACCCAGAGCGCCGAGAATGAGGTCGTGAGAGCTGTGTTCAGTGCGGCAGTCACAGCTTGGACCGTGTTGTAGATCGCGAGTCCCGCGTTCAGGGCGAGGATGCCTGCGGCGAGCGTTCCGATGACCAGACCGATGGTGACGATAAGTCCCGTGTTTTTCTGGACGAACTCGCCCATCGCCTGGAGCTTCGGAAGCAGCTTTTCGATGATCGGGAGGAGGGCCGCGCCGATTGACTCTTTCGTCTCCTCCAGGGCGATCGACATTCCCTTGAACTTGCCCGCGGTCGTGTTCGCCTGCTTCGACGCTTGATCCTTGAACGTCGAGGCGAGGTTCCCGAACAGGATGTCCGCGTCGCCGCCTTTCTCGATGATCCCTGCGAGCTGAGGGTCGAGCGCTTTCAGGGCCTTGAAGTTGCCGTTATACGCTTTCGAGAGCGCGTCGGCGACCGTTCCGACATCTTTCCCTGTGCCTGCGGATATGTCGAGGGCGAGCCCGAGGAGGTCCTGCGCCTTGTTGACATCGCCTGTACCGCGGACGAGCGAGTCGAGCGCGGGCCGAAGCTCGTCGTCGGAGACAGCTGCCGCCTGAGAGGTCTTCGAGATGAACTCCTCGACGGACGCGATCTGCTTATCGGTCGCCCCGGTGACGTTCGTGATGGTCGTCGCGAGCTTCTCGGCTGCCGCGTCATCCTCCGCGAACGCTTTCACAGCGGAGAAACCGGCGACAGCCAGTCCGCCGATCGCGGCAGCTGCGGGGAGCGCCGCTTTCTGGATCGTGAACGCGGCTTTCTGACCGTTCGTTTCGAGTTTCTTGAAGTCGGCGATCGCCCTGTTCAGGCCTGCCGGATTCCATTCGGAGACGATCGGGAGTGAGATAGCCATTAGCGTCTGATGATCTTTCCGGTAGTAGCGTCCGCGATCTTGTCGACGACATCGGCGAGGCGGCGCATCGTGGGCTCCACGTTCCGTTCGCCCGCGAACCAGATGAACCGGGACGGGCCGCGTCCCAGCTTCGAGGTGAGGTCGTCTGCGAAGTTCGGTCGGGCGAGTTTCTTGTTCCCGTTCCGCGTCTGGTTCGGCCCTCGACCTGCCATGTCAGTGATCGCGAGCGCAGCTGTCTTCGTCTGGACCTTGACCACGCCCAGCGACTCCCACTGTGCGCCCTGCTGGAGGTTCCGTCTGCGAGCCTTTCGCGTGTCGATCTTCGCGACTACGCCTTTCTGCTGGCTGGTCTTCGTCCAGGAGGTGCGGCCCGAGTGCTTCATTCCCTGGAGCGGAGCGGAGGAGGGGATCGAGTCCTGGATCGCGGGGATCATCGTCTCGCGGACGATCCCGAGCATCTCTTTTGAGATCTCTTTCCGGAGTGCGGGCGACACTTTCTGGAGCTCGCGGAGGGCCTCTTTCAGACCGTAATAGTCGACTGCGACGGTCGCGGTCATGGTTGCCCTCCTTGTCTGTCTCGGTTGATCGCCTGAATCACTGTCGCCAGATCATCGAGCTCGAATGGAATGTCGGGAGGCCAGTAGCCGGTCGCGGCGCACACTTCCGCGAGCTGACGACTCAGGCCTCCTCGGTAGGGTTTGCTGCTTCGGCCTCGACGACGGAGATCTCGTCGATCTTCTTGATGAAGTCGTCGAACATGGCGGGGATGGTGATCCCTGCGAGCTTGCTCGCCTCGTACGCCATGAACGCGAGATCCTCCATCTTGATATCGGTCGCGGTTTTCTTGAACTTGCGTTCCCAGAGAACGATCACATACAGGTTCGTCGAGACGATGTACTCGTCGCCTCCGACGGTGGTGTACTTGATCTTCAGCTTCACGTTCGGCCTCCTGCGTTCTAGTTACCTGGAGGGTACTAGATCAGGTGATGTCGCGAGCGGACGATCCGCCCTTGAACAAGGCCTCGACAACGGAGAGCTCTCCGACCGTCGAGTTGATCGGGGTGATCTTCTCCAGGTAGCAGTTCGTGATCGTGTACTCGGGGTTCGTGGCGGACTCGGTGGCTCCCGAGGGCGAGATCACCAGTGTCGCGGCGGTTCCCCAGGCGGAGTAGAGGATCGCCTCGATCTCGCCTGCGCCGTAGCTGTTGAACAGTGTCAGGGTGACCTCGTTGTTTTCGAGGCCGGAGGTGAACACTCGCGCAGTGCCGCCGAACGCGGTGGTTTCGAGCGCCTCTTTCGTGAGACTGATCTCGCATTTCGAGCAGTTGTCGGTCAGGTCGGTCGTGGTTGCGCCGACGGTCAGGTTGATCGTCGCGTTCCCGAGGAATGTGGTGGTGGCCATGTCTGTTTCTTTCTGTTCAGGAGCGGCGGGCGCTCATTCTTACCGTGAGGTCGTATGACGGGATCTCCTGTGATCCGACGACCGTGAGAGACGGTCGGCCTGACATCACGACGATCGAGCTGTTGAACAGTGTGTCCATCGTCGTCAGGAGGTAGTCGGTTGCGTCCTGGTTGCCGGGTGGCGCTGCCAGGATTCGGATCGTGAATGTGAGGTCGGCGACGCTGTTGACCTGTCCAGCGTTGAACGCGTCGAAGCTCGGAGGCTCGACGAAGATGGTGAGCGGTCGAGCGTTCCGTGCGTCGGTGACGGGAACCAGTCCGAGCGCGGTGATCGCGTTCTTGAGTGCCGTCGTCGCGTCGACGAAGATTCCGGAGGCCATGTCACGCGACCTGGCTCCGCTTGATTCCGAGGAGCTGGTTCACGCGGCCCATCGTCATCACGGGTCCGCCTGCGCCCATCGCCTCGAAGCTCTGGAACGAGTCGATCGATCCGCGTTCCCGGTAGAGGCCCGCCGCATAGAGGATCGCGCCCATCTTCACAGCGTCCGAGGGGACGGTCGTGAGCGAATCGTGATAGCCCGCCTGGACTCGTCGAGCAAAGCACCATGCGTTGCTCGCGTTCACTGCCTGGGCGAGGAACGCGGTGTCGTTCGCGGTCGCGGCGCTGATCCCGAGGAACACCTCAACATCGGCGGAGACGATCCATGTACAGGTCTGCGTCCAGGTGAGCGTCCCGTATGGGGATACGGGTTCGCGCTCGATGTCGTCGCCTGCATCCTGAATCATGAGCTGATTCAGGATGATTACCTCGTCGTCGAACCACGGGTCGCCCTCGTCGTCGAGGCCGCGGAACAGGTGAGTCGGAACTGCGATCACAGTGTGCGTCCCGTTCAGGGAAGCGTCGCATCCTGCGATCGTGATCGACTGTCCGATCGCGATGTCGGTCGACTCTAGGGTCTGGACCACAGCGACATCATCGATGCGCTGTTGATGCGTGATCTTGAATGTCGCCATGATCCAGACTCCCGGGTGCTCGCGTCGATCAGGTGAGCTTCACG